CCGGCAGCCCCCTGGCCGCCCCCCATCCCCTCGATGCGGCCCTGACCCCAGCCAGCCGCCTCTTGCAAATACTGGGTCTCGGCTGCCACGCTCTCCTGCACCCGCTGTTTCAGCCCGGCCACATCCAGCTTGCCCTGGCCGTCCACCGGAGGATTGTGGCTGCACGCCTGCTGCAACC